CAGAAACGGCTACAAATGCAAATCTTGGCGCTAGTGGAATTAAAGCAATTATTACTGAACTTATGTCGCAGGGGGGTGCAGATGTAACTAAAACACTGGTAAATCCAAGTAGCCGAGCGGCTCAAGATCTTATCCAGACTGCAGTAAATACCACTGCAGCTGGTAGAACTGCTCAAAGTAAACCCATAACTATTGATGAAATATCTTCCGGTGTATCAACTGCACTTGCTCGTATTGGTGCTGGAGGTAAGCGGCTTGGTACTATAAAGTACGATGAACAAGGTCGAATTACTGTCGGGGCTGCTGCAGAAGCTACAGTTGGCCGTCAAAAAACAGCAGCATACGAAAGAGAAATAGCAGCACAAAGAGAGGGTATTGCAGCAATTAAAATTCAATCCGATATTGGTAAAAGAGTAGCGGAAGGTAATCCTTTATATGCCAGAGCTGGGTCAAATGCAATCAACCCTACGGGAATGACAACAAATATTAAACCCCCACCCCCCATGGAAATCTCTCCAAAAAGTAATACAGTTAAATTAGAGGAAGCAAAGGAATTAAAAGAAGCAACTTTATCAACTGCTATCAATTTAATTAGATTCTTTACGGCAAACCCAGTAAATGAGATTGCTAACTACTACATTGATGGAAAAACAGTCTCTAAAGATGAGTGGAAAAAATCTGGACTTGGTGGATAAATAAATGACTGAATATAACGAACAACAAGAACTTACGCTAGTCAATGAGGCTCTTAGTAAGCCTAAATTTGGTGACCCATATGATCGACCTTATGTCACTGGACTTAAGCTTGAAAGAGATGTAATTCTTGGAAATCTAGTTTTAAATAGAATAGATACTGATCCGGCATCTAGCGCATATAATACTATTTGGGTTTGTACTGATATTGAGGGTTGGTGGGAAGTTCCAGCCCCCGAAGTTCCTAACATCCCCCGCGGCCTTGACGACGGATCGTATGACGTCCGTGGACGTTGGCTTGCTCGAGAGCTGACCTTAAAAGGTACAATTCTTCCTCCCTCAAAAACCGTTACACCGTACGCTCGTCAAGAACTTTTAAGTGCTTTGGATATTGTCTATAAGGGCGTCTGGCTGCGAGTAAAAGAAGAGCCAATGCGTTCAGCATATGTCCGCATGGTGGGAAAGCCTACTATTACTAATATCAATGCTCGAGGTAAAATTGAGTTTAGTATCCCACTAAGATCTGGAGACCCCATCAAGTATGGTTGGAACGGTGGGAGCGCTCAGATTGATAGAGCTTTCCTTAGAAATAATGTTGTCTCAGTTACTACTAGTTCTACTCACGGATTTAGTGCCGGAAACTCAATTACAGTTTTTGATCTAGGAACTCCTTTTGATGGGACATACACTATTTCTGCTGTTGGTACAGAGGGTAGAACATTTACGTATAATAGAACTGCCTCAGACACAGCTACTACAGTAAATGGTTATACAATACTATCTTCGCAATATGATGCAAATAATGGGTACACACTTGCAAACTTGGCTTCTGCAATAAATAATATTGGAGGAACCTCTAATGCTATAGTTATTAATAGTGGAACAACAAACGTCGCCGTTACAATTTCAATCACTGGCCCTATGACGGCCCCAGCCTATATTAAAAATATCACTACTGGTCAAAATATTCGCGTGGTAAAAAACTTAAGAGCAAATACGCTAAGCGCAAATGTTACAACCATTGCCCGTACTGCCCAAACAACTACACTAACTACTAACATTGCTCACTCGTTTATTGTCGGTGATACAATTACCGTGGCAAACCTTGGACCATCTTCAGCAAATGGAAATAAGACAGTTACCGAGACAACGGCTACAACTATTAGCTATTCTGACCCCGGAGTAGCCATTGCAAATGCATCACTTATTAATAACACAGTAAACGTATGTGCACTTTCTCATGGGGCTGGTACTGGGAATTCTATTTATGTTTATGGGCTTGGTACTCCATTTGATGGGACGTACTCTATATCTTCTGCAAGTACTAACTATTTTGAGTACACAAAGACCTACAGCAATGTAAGTACAGTTTATGAAGGCTACGCAATTATTCAATATGCCTCTACATCAGATCTAGCCACTGCAAATCTTACATATTCAGATACATTAGAAATTGATACATATAATACAACAGTTCTTTATCGGGGTATCCCTGATGCTGCACGGTCTACTTTGGATGCTGATATTGATTGGATTAGACTTCAGCCTGGTTCAAATATTATTCGTATTGAGAAGCAAGCTGGCTCCCCGATTTCCGCAAATGTTAAATACAAGTCCGGCTGGCTAGGGTAGAATAGACTATAGAGACGATTACGAGGACATATGGTAGACAACCTATACGCATCAACCACGCCACAGACTGCGCCTAGATACGAATATTATACTGTAGACATTATTACAAATGAGGTTTTAGCTCAAATCCCATTTGAAGATGTTTCTTATGAACGTAAGTTAAAAGACTATGGCGCTTTTGAGGGCTCAATTACAGTCTCTGATCAGACTAGAGACCTTGATTTATATAACAGTACCCTTCCAGGAAAGACAGCTCTTTATGTCACTAGAAATGGTGTCTGCGTTTGGGGTGGAATTATTTGGGGAAGAACATATGATTTAGTTGCTAGAGCTTTGTCGGTGTCTGCAGCAGAGTTTACTAGCTACTTATCCCACAGAAATATTTGGAAGACATATTCATTTAAATTTGAAGCAGAAGTACTTAAAATTACTAAAGACGGATATGCAAAAGTCACCATTTTAAACTCTATTCTAAAGAAACCACTAGATTTAGAAGATGATAAAGGTGTAGCTAATAAAGTTTATATAAGTTTTTCTGACTCTGACTTAGTTAAGTACAGCGGATACTACCCCATAAGTAATTTTGAAGACCCAACGCAGACTACTTTTTGGGTAAGTATCCCTAAACTTCCTGCATCTGCTGGGTCGTATACCAATGTCACTGTATCAGCTCGAGTAGATACTTATGACTACATTCGTGAAATGTTAAAAGATGTCTTAGTTGATTTTAAAGATACTCAGTTTGCAAATGAAACGATTGCTCCTGGTATTAAACTACCAAACATAATTACAGAAGTTGGAGCATCTAATAATTCTGTTACTATTACAACAGATAGCTCTCATAATTTAGTTAGCGGCCAAGTTGTAGAAATTTACAACATCACCAAAGCACTCTGTGGAAAACATATTATTTCTGAAGTTCTTACTCCTACTCAATTTAAATATGTAATTCCAATTTTAGCTATTACGCATGTTTCTCGGGTGAGTGCCGACGATACTGCAATTGTATATTTTGATACCTCTGAAACTGCGTCCACTCAGGTAAATCCATTTGTAGTTGGACAAATTGTGACTATCAATGCGAGTGACAATAGTTTTGATGCGACTGCAACAATTACTGAAGTTACTGAAAAAAGCATTAGCTATGATAATTCAGGGGTTGATGTAGCAAAAACCTCGGCAACAGGGTCAATTACTGTACCTAATGTAACTTTTGCTCCAGTAGCAACAAACTCTATTTTAGTAGACTCTCGTGAAATATCGACTACTCGTAAAAAGTCAATTCGGTATGTCAAGCGTGTTAGTGGCTATGTATGGGTTTGGACTACAGAGCCTCATGGTTTTAAAAAATCAGATAAAGTCACAATTAAATCTAAGACCTATCCCAATTTAAATAACAATGATGCCCCAGTAAGTGTTCTTTATGCCACTGAGAGTTATTTTAAGTACTATCAACCAGATTTAATGGCTGGAAAGAATGATATTAAAAGTGCTAGAGGTGACAAATTAAAACTTGATTCCCCTAAGCAAAATACTGCAGTCCTAGCAACACCACTAAATCAATTAAAAATTAATACTCAATCAATTCATTCTTTTGAGCGAGGAGATCTTGTATACGTAGAAGGCGTAGACCGTATTGACTGGACTAAACCTGTCTATAACGGATACCATAAAGTAATCGATCTTGATGTGTCTGAAGGAACTTCATCTATAGATGTACTAAAATCCACTCACTATGAAGTTACTAATAATTTTACTGCAAAAGTTTGGCTAGATAGAGCTCATGGAATTCTTCCTGGAGATTCAGTGCAAGTTGCTGGAAGTTCTATCATTGCAGGTAAATTTATTGTCTCTGATATTTACGATCCAGAAGACGCAGTTTCAGGGATTTCTTGGATTCAATATACCCTCTCACGTAGCTCAACCAATGTGTCTAAAACGGCCCTATCTGTAGAGGTTGTTCCATATGGATCTACGTGGTTTACTTTTGATATGCCTGAGTATGGCGTAATTAGAGAGCCGGATGATACTGTTGAAGTTAGCCACGTGCGATATCAAAAGAAAAAACGTACTGTTACTATAACTACTGCTCGTAGACATAATTCTGTTCCTGGAGATACAATTAAGGTCGACCTTAAAAATAAAGTATATGACGGAACTTTTACTGTAAAATCTGTAAATTTAGATACTGATGAGCTTTCATACTCTCTCCCTTCTAATACCGCTGGTCTTCCTACCAATAATGTTGGTAAAACTAAAACTAATGGATCATTTACTAGAGTAAAGACTAAAGTTGGAAGTATTCCAAGTCTTGAGGTTAGTATTGAAAGAATCTCTAGAAAAGGAAATGTTGCTCGAGCGTACTCTACTAGTCATGATTTAAATGTTGGTGATCCAGTATCACTAGAATTTTCAAACGTTGCTTTTTCTTCATTTGAAAATTCTAATGCTATTTCTAATATAACTCTTGCTGAAGATAATATTTTTGAATATACAAGCTCTGGCTCAACTTTTGGTTATAAAGCAGTTAATAGGGCAAACGTTGTTAATAAAATTGCTACAATAATCACTAATACGGCCCACGAATATGCTGCCGGGCAATCTGTATCTATTTCTGGAATTACTGATACATTTAATGGTATTAAAATAATTAAAGCAATCACCAACACTACGGCATTTACATATGATCTTGACGTAACTAACATCACTACTGCAGTTGCCCCTACTGCTGGATATGCGTATTCAACGGTAGCCGTTGGAGCAAACGTAGGGTTTGCATACTTAAACTATTTAGGTTTAAGAAATACCGAAGATATTAGTGCTGTAGCAAGTTCTAGCAATACCGTTACGATGGTTTCACAAAACCATGGATTTGATGTTGGAACATATGTTACTACATATACTTATAACAAAACATATAAGGCTTTCCGTAATAATAATGAGGCAGTCAAATTAACAGCTGTAACTGATAATACTTTTACATACACAGCCCTCTCTAGCTCTCCAACAGGGACTGTTAGCAATGTTGCTACATCTGGGATTGTAGCTGTAGGACCTCAAGTTCGTAAAATTCCAGTTGCTATTGCTCGTACTTATGGAGAGTTTCCTGAAAACTCAAATATAGGTGGACTAGAGTTTTCTACTAATGAGTATAGTAATTTTCAATTTCCTAATTACATTATTCGTGGAAGTGATTTAATTTCTGTAGCGGAGCACTTAGAGCAATATACAAATACTCGTAATGGTTTTGACTATCGAATTGACTGCGATCTAGTTGAGGGCCAAGATAATAAAAAAATATTTAAACGAACTTTTATGCTTGTACCTAGAGTTCCTGAGACCCTTAAAAATTATTTAGAAAATCTACCTGATGGCGTTTTAGAGCGTGGAACATATGCTCCAGTAAGTGCTTTTGGTGCAGATAAACTAGTCTTTGAATACCCTGGAAATATTCAAAATGTTAGTTTTTCAGAAAGTGCTAATGAGTCTGCAACTAGAGTTTTTGTTGCTGGAAATAATTCAGATTTGGGGGCTGGTGCTGGATCTAGGTTCTCTGCTGCATCTGATACTTTACTATTAAACTCAGGTTGGCCAGTTCTTGATAGAGTAGAGAAAGTTGAATGGCCATTAATTGGGATAAATCAAATTAATGTTGATAATTGGGGAAACTATGATTCAGAAGCCGACATGCAAAAAACAGCAGAAAGATTTTTAAGAGAATCGAAGCCTCCAGTTGGAGATTTTATTATTACTGTTAACGGATCTCTTATGCCAGAGGTTGGAACATATTATCCTGGAGACTACTGCTCTTTGATCGTCAATGATAATTTTGTCAGACAACGTATGAATAGTGTTTTAGAGCCTCGTAAAGATGTAATTGTTAGGCGTGTAGATGGCATTAAGGTTCAAGTTCCTAATAGCCCGGCATTCCCTGAGATGATTGATCTTGAGTTAGTTACAGAATGGCAGGTAGATACCCGTGGCCAGTAGGCGATCCCGTAAATATAAAAATTTAGGTAACTACCTAGAGTCTTTAAATATTGATGCTAAAGAACTTAGAAATAGAAATAACTATACTGGCGTAGGTTCTGAAGCAATTAGTGCTTCTCAGCTTTCCGAAGAAGTAGAAATTTTAGATAAAGCAATTCAAAGTTCTAACTATCTTTCTGGAGAAAATGGTTGGAGAATCGATGGCTCTGGTAACGCAGAATTTGGAAATGTATTTGTTCGTGGAGATATTAATGCTGAGACTGGAACAATTGGCTATTGGAATATCAGTAGCCCGACGGTAACTAGAACATTTCAAGATTTTGATCTAAAGGGAACGTTTTTAGAAAGTTATAACCACGGAAGCTCTGACTCTAATACAGAGGCTGGGTCATATGTTAGTCTCTACAAGTCATACGAAGATGACCCGATTGTTTTTACTGGATTTTCTGTAGAGTCAAATAGAGTAACAATTACTGCAAATGCTCATCAATTTACGGCTAATGACTTAGTAGTCGTGTCCTTTGCAAATACGACATACTCTACATATAGCAAGAGTATTTACAGCCCTGGAACCATTACCAATACGACGGATAATACTTTTACATATAGCATCGGGACCAAAAATGAGACTGGGGTTGCAGATGTTGCATTTACCGCAGAGAGCGGTGAGGCATATATCTATGTTCCAGATGTTGCTGGTCTATATCTCAGAGACTACGAGCTTAAAAACTTTAACTATGGTTATTTTTCAAATAAAGGTGTTAGATATTCTTCCCCTGACGCTGTAAACTTTATCTATAACCCCAGCTTTGAATCTGGTGTAATTGCTAATAATGCATCTATCTCAAATGCTGGTAGTTGGTCAAATAGTAACGTTTCTTCTGCTACCTTTTCAAAAGCAAATATTGCAACCTTGACAGCAACTCGTACTGGGTCATATACGGGTCAGTTTGCTAGAACTAGCAATTTTGCAGCTAACGTTAGGTGGAGTACAACTGCTCCAATAGACAACAAACTTGTCTCTACTATTGACTACTCAAGTATTATCTACTATAACAAAATTTACTCTGGTACCAAACTCTATTTAAACATGGATATTTTCTTTGACTATCAGCCATCAATTGCTGCTGCAAAGAATGTCTCATCAGCTACTTATAGTACTAATGGGAACTTAGCAATAACTATGGGTGCAGCAGTAGCCGGGTATTTTAGTGCTGGTGATTATGTCTTTTTAGATGTTGAAGGTAAAGACGGCGATGTGGATATGTTTTCTCGAGTTGCTGCTAATACTACTATTACAAGTTCATCAGCTGCATTTGAAAGAATTTTTAAAGTTATCACTAGTTCTGGCTCAGTTTTATATGTTGATCTTGGTCCTGACCCAGGAACTGAGGGAGCAATAGGGACTGTAACACTGTCCTCAAAAACTAATCACGATGGCACAGCTAGACCTAGAAGAGTACATAAAGTCATCTATCCTCAGTATAATTTAAGTGAAATTACATTTAATCTTGGGGGTGCGTCGACAACCTCTTTAGCAAATGTTTTAGTAGACTCTTCTGTAGATGCCTGGGCTGATGGATATAATAAATATTACACTGTATCTGATCCAAGTCAATATATGGACTATTTAGTTGACACATCAACTGCTGCAAACGTTGGCCCAATTATTACTTCTCTTACTCCTGCATCCAATGTTGAGTCTGATGGAGTTATAATTGTAGATGGTAAAAAACTGTATGATGAGTATTATCGCCTAAATCCAACTGGGTTAGCTAATCAAAATGCTATTAGCATTCAATATCCAACGTGGTTTTATCAAGGAAACCTTTCTGACACTTCATCTACTGGTGTTAAGATTACTGCAAATACCGCTCTTGTAGGTACCATTGCAGCATACTTTGATAATTTTAACTTTGGAAGTTTTCCTTCAGGATTTTACGGAGATACTAAAAATCAATCTGGATCATATGCTTGGGCAAACTCAATCAGTGCTCCCAATACTATATCCTATGCCTCTGGTACAGAGTGGATTAATATTGACGTCGATACTCAAGATGTTCTTTATGATGGAATTGACTACTTAGGTTTTTCTAATCAAGATTTCCCTCATACACTGAAAAAAAGAGCAGCAGTCACTACCTATCTTGGTACGTCTCCAACGGCATTTACTGCTGGTGGTGGCGGTGCGGTTGCTACTGGAGCAAGCGCCCCTGTAGGAAGTTTTGCTGTTAGCGAAAGAATTACTTCTTATGGTAAAAATGCTGGCAAAGCAGTGGATATTGGTCTATTTCCAAGTGATAGTTATTACATGCGTTTTGACGGTGGGGTACTTAGGACTCTTGATGCGGATGCCTTGACATCAAATGTTAAATATTTAGAATATAACAGCTACATTAATACTATTCTTAGTCAAACTTCTACTGGTGTAGAAATTGCTGCTAAAAAAATACGTGTCACATATGACCCAACTACAGACACTGACACTACGGACACGGCTAATTCAATCTCAGCTTCTATTATTGCCTATGTTACTCCTGAAGATCGGGGTAAAGTCATTGTAAAAGGACAAATGGTACTCGAGGGAACTAGAGATGTTGCCAGTATATCTTCAACAAATCACCCATTTCAAATTGGAATGGATTCTGGTAGTAACTTAAGATTTAGTACATATACTTCAACTGGATCTGCGTATTCAGTAATACAAGCTATCAATAATGGTACATATACTAGACTCTACATAAATTCAGATGGTGGAAATCTTTATCTTGCATCTGGTAGTAATAGCGACAATATATATCTTGGAAGTAGTAGTACCAGTAAAATTGATGTTGGTGGAGGTAATGGCACTGGCGGCCCAACTACAACTTTTGGTGGTTTACTATCTTCTGACTCAACATATTCAAATGATATTACAGCTACCAGACGTGCCATGTGGATTCAATCTAATGGTACTTTTGGTTGGGCATCATCATCTAGGACTAAAAAGCAGGATATTGTCTCAGCAAATCTAGATGTATCTTCTATCCTTTCAATTGATCCTGTTAAATTTAAATATATTAAAGCAGTAGAGGAGTCAGGTAGCGCTGCTGAAATTGAAGTTGGATTTATTGCAGAAGATCTTCACGATGCTGGGCTTACAGAATTTGTTGACTATGGCAAATCGGGAGAACCTGAAGGTATTCACTATCAAACCTATGTTGTCGCGCTTCAAGCCGTTGTTCGTTCACAACAGCAACAAATTGATGATTTAAAGATGAGACTAGAAAACGGTGGCCTCTAAATCGTGTAGAATAGAGGTAGACGAACTACAAAAGGAAAAATATGACTGACAAGAATGAAGAATTGTATAACAATGTTTTAGCAGTAACTAGGGACCAGCTCTCTAAATCTATGGGACTAAATGCTGAACTGGAAGCACTTCTACTTATGGAGCGTTCGCAAAAAGAAAAACTACAAGCTGAGCTTGATGAGTTAAAGAGCAAGAACGAAGAAAAGTAAAACTATGTATGAAGTAAAAGATGGTGCTAGGACACTCCAGTTTAACGGGAGTCTTCTTGGCAAGTCGACTTCATGGCGTCGAGGATCTACACGTTGGATTGAATTTGAGCTGTACCGTACTGAAAGTGGATCATATATTCTTTCTCGCGTTGGTGTTTCTCTTGTATATCATGGAGCAGCGTGTCGATTAGTTCATACATACAAATTACAAGAAATTTCTTATACAAAATTAGTAAATAATTCTATCCCCTGTGAGCTTTGTGCGCCAGATGAAAGTGCTTCTCTTGTTTTTCCAGAAAAGCACAGATACTGGGCGCAGGTTTCGGAAGAGCCAGAAGCAGTTTTAGAAGCACTATATAAGTACGACGATGGTGGAGCTAGATACCTTACAAACGTTGCTCAAAGACTACTTGAAACTGCTGCAGAAAAAGACTCTGCTATTGATTCAATCTACAAGATTGAAGTAATTCCGTAGTACAATAGAGTATGACTCCTGAAGAATCAACTCCAGATTTCCCAGAAACTACCTCTCTCCACGAGAAAGCAGTGGAACTTCACGAGATTGGTAAAGCGCTAATTAATGCTGGTTTTAGCAAGCGCGAAGCTATGTATGCAATTGGTATTGCTATTGCTGGAGGGGTTATGGATCCCCTCGATAACTTTAGTCAAGAGTATGATGATAGTGAATTTGATGATGGCGGTACTATTATTGAGTTTACTTTCTTACCAGATCCAGATTTAGACCTTGATGAAGACTAGTTTGTATATTTTTTAAAGTTGTGATACTCTAAACACACAAAGACAAAAAGGACAAAAATGACAAATCTTGACGGCGTACAGTTAAACTTTGTTAACAGCGTTCAAGAAGCAGAAAAGTTTATTTCGTGGCTTGGAGAACGTCGACCACATGACGCTATTGCAATCGATACTGAAACTGGAGAATTTCCGGGACGACCGCGTAACGATGCCCTGTCTCCTTGGCATGGGCGTCTCCGCCTGGTACAGGTGGGCGATGGTATGACCGGCTGGTCCATCCCCTGGGATGAATGGGCCGGTGTTTTTTATGAGGCAATGGGTAAGTTTGATGGTCCAATTGTTTGTCACAATATTGCCTTTGAAGCTCGCTGGTTTGATGTCCAGTCTCGGTGGGATATGCCATGGCACCGTGCGCATGACACAATGATTATGGCGCAAATTATTGATCCGCTTGGGTCTGGTGCCTTGAAGCGCCTTACTTCGCAATACATTGACCCCCGCGCCGCTCAATTGCAGAGCGTTCTTGACGAAGAGCTCACAAAGAATGGCTGGACGTGGGGAACTGTTCCCACCAACTTTGAGCCTTATTGGGCATATGGTGCTTTAGATACAATCCTTACTATGCGGCTCTTTGACCAGTTCTGGGAAAAGTGTGGCCCTGGTAAGCCTTATGCTCAAGCCTATGAACTCGAGATGGCAACCCGTAAGATTGTTACTCGCATGGAGCTTAATGGCGCTCGTATTGACCTTGACTACTCTCAGAAGAAGTATGACGAGCTGGTTGAATACACCGAGCGAGTAAAGCAGTGGGGAAAAGATACTTACGGTGCGTCGATCACTAGCAACATGCAACTGGTTAAAATTCTTGAAGGACTTGGCGCTGAAATTACTGAGTTTACTCCTTCAGGACAGAAATCAGCATCTGCTGACCAAATAAAGGCTCTTATGATTAACGGAACTCCTGAGATTCAGCAGTTGGCTGACGTTGTGCTTAAGCAACGTAAAGCAGATAAACTTGCCAATACTTACTTTAAGAACTTTTTGACTGACAATGTCAATGGGTTTGTACACCCATCTGTAAAAACACTTGGAGCTCGTACAGGTCGTATGTCCATTACGGCTCCTGCTCTTCAGACTCTCCCTAAAGGTGACAGCACAGTCCGCCGTGCGTTCTTGCCTAAAGATGACGACCACGTAATCATCACATCTGATCTTGATCAGGTTGAGTTCCGTATGTTTGCTTCACTTTCGCAGGACCCCAACCTAATTAGCCTTTTCAACCTTGCTGATGCGACTGGGTCGGACCCGTTCACCGAAATTGGTCGTGAAATTTATGGGGACCCGACAATGCAGAAATCAGATAAGCGCCGTGGACTTATCAAGGGTGTTGTCTATGGACGTTTGTATGGCGCAGGTGTTGCTAAGCAAGCTCTTACCGCTGGTGTTCCTGAAGATCAAATGCGTGCTGTGTCAGATGCTTTTGATATTCGATTCCCTGGAATGACCTCATTCCAAAAGCAAGTTGAAGACGTTGGTATGCGACGACTCCGTGCTGAAGGTGAGGGCTATGTGAATACGTGGACTGGGCGTCGACTTCCTTGTGATAATGACCGCGTGTATACGCTGGTCAACTATCTTATTCAGGGTGGTGCTGCTGAGGTATTTAAGGCTAACTTGGTTAAGTTAGATCAAGCAGATCTTACCGAATATCTCATTGTCCCTGTGCATGACGAAATTGTCCTCAATGCCCCCCGTGAGCACGCTGAAGAAATGAAAGAACTTGTTCGGCAGTGTATGACAACTACAGAAGGTTGGTCTGTCCCCCTTACTGCAGATGTTGACGGACCTCTTGAAAACTGGGGAGAAAAGTATTAATGAGTAAGCACCTCACAAAAGCAATCAAAATTGCTTTGTCTAGTAAATGTAGATATCGTCATGGCTGCGTAATTGTATTTAATGGAAAAGTTGTTGGATCTGCTACAAATAAGTTTGTGTCTGACCAAACAACTGGGAGTTGGAGAAAATCGCACGTTCACGCAGAAATTGCTGCGCTTATGGTAGCCGGTACACGAGCTGCTGGAGCAGATGTATACGTAGCTAGAGTTAAAAAAGATGGAACTCCCGCCGAATCTAAGCCCTGTAAGAAATGCGAAGGGCAGTTAAAACGAAAAGGAGTAAAGAAAGTAATTTGGACATGAGATATATACTTGCAGTTGACCCAGGTAAAGTAACTGGGCTTGCCCTTTTTTCACTTGGACAAGGATCCGAGCCGATCCTTGAATGGAGTGATGAGGTAGAGTTTTCTGACTTTGTATTCGAGACTAGAAAAATGTTTGAACTTTATGGAGATAGTCTCGAAGTTATTTGCGAAAAGTTTACTATCAATGCTCAGACAGCAAAGAAGGCTCAGGCTCCGTACAGCCTTGAGGTTATTGGGTCCCTCAAAACTCTTATGCTAGATGAGGGTCGAGACCCAGAACTACTTATGTATCAACAGCCAGCGGATGCAATGGCAATGTTTACCAACGAAAAATTAAAGAAGCTAGAGTACTGGCATCGAGGCGGTGCAGGACATGCACTTGACGCGATACGTCATGGTCTGCTAAGATTAGTCAAAACTGGTTGGGTTCCAACTAGATTACTAAATTAAAAATACTATCCACTTTTGGAAATAAATTTTTCTAAAATGTGATAGTATTATATGTAGAGACAAAAGGAAACTAAATGCCCGTTGGTGTAGAGCTGGACGAGTCCGGTAAGTACATTTATATTACTGCCGATTGGCGGTACAAGGAGCTCTGTAAGAGTATTCCTGGCGCAAGCTATGATAACAAGGTACAGCAATGGAGATTGCCAGTGTCTTGGTCAGCTTGTCTTGCCCTCCGCTCTACATTTAAAGATGACCTTGCACTTGGCCCTAACTTGACTGCTTGGGCTACGCATGAGCGTGATACTCGTGTTGACCCGAGTAATGCGCTTCGTGACATTGAAGTTCTCCCCGATGGGGAGGGTGATGACGACTTGTTCCCTCACCAGCGTGCTGGTGTGAAGTTTCTTGCTACGGCTAAGCGTGCGCTGCTTGCTGACGAGCCTGGTCTCGGTAAAACTGCTCAGGCTATTCGTGCACTTAAAAAGCTCCAAGAAGATGGCACTGAACCATTCCCTGCTCTCATTGTTTGCCCTAACACTCTTAAGAAAAACTGGGAGCGTGAGTTTACTAAGTGGTGGCCTGAAGTAAAAGTTCAGGTTATCAAGGGAACTGCGACTCAGCGGCGTAAGCAGTTTGCAGAAGAAGCAGATATCTATGTAATTAACTGGGAGTCTCTTCGTTCACACTCGCGCCTTGCTCCTTATGGCTCTGTTGCACTTGCTCGTTGTAGCGCTTGCGGTGGCCACGATGATCGTGTCTCTGAAGTCCGTTGCGAAGTCCACCAGCGCGAGCTCAATGTCATTGACTTCCAGTCAGTAATTGCTGATGAGATGCACCGTTCTAAGGAACCTAAGTCTAAGCAGACTCGTGCGCTTTGGGCTGCTTCTGGTAACGCAGAGATTCGTTTTGCTCTTACTGGAACTCCTGTTGCAAACAACGTTCTTGATATGTGGTCAATTCTCCACTGGCTCTCTCCAGATGAGTGGCCCAGCAAGACTCGTTGGATTGACCGTATGGTCGACACCATGCTCAACGCTTTTGGTGGAATGATGGTCCTTGGTGTTAAACCTTCTATGGAGCAAGAATTCCATGCTGCAATTAATCCTCGTATGCGCCGTATGCTCAAGCAGCGTGTGCTTCCTTGGCTTCCTGAAATGATGTTTGAACGTCGTGACGTTGAGATGTCTGTAAAGCAGGCAAAAGCATATAAAGATATGCGTGAGCACATGATTGCAGAACTTGAGGGAGTCGGAGAGACTGTCGTAGCGCCTAGCGTTCTCACCCAAACAACTCGTCTTCACCAGTTTGCTAGCTCTTTTGCTGAAATGGTGACTGACGAAACGACACTCGAGCAAAAAATTATTCTCGCTGAGCCGTCGTGTAAGGTCGATGCAGTCATGGATGATATTAAAGAAGGCGACTTTGGGGATGATTCGGTCGCGGTTGCTGCAGTCTCTCGTCAGCTAATTGAGCTACTGAGTGCTCGTATGACTAAGGAAGGCATTGCCCACGGTCTTATCACGGGTGCTCAAACTGAAGATGAGCGAACTCGTGCCATTGACGACTTCCAGTCTGGAAAGATTAAATGGATTCTTTTTACTGTGCAGGCTGGTGGTGTCGGTGTTACACTTACAGCTGCGCGACGTCTGATTATGCTTCAGCGTCCTTGGTCACTAGTTGATCACAAACAAGCTTTGGACCGTATTCACCGAATTGGTTCAGAGATTCATGATTCTGTTGTTATCATGGACTACGTAACAGAAGGAACTATTGAGGAACGAGTTCTTCAAGTTCTGGAAACAAAAGCAGACAACTTTGAGCAGATTGTTCGTGACAAGGACAAACTTCTGGAGTTGCTAAAAGACGATAAGGCTGGTAAGCTCTAGACATGACTGAACTAATAACAAACGGTGGAATGCCGTACACCCTCTCCAACTCGGAGATTCAGGTGTTCAAGGATTGTCGACGTAAGTGGTGGCTTAACTACTACCGACGTCTCATGCCAAAGAAGAAGGACTACACGGGAGCACTTGCTCTTGGTTCACGTATCCATGAGGCTTTGGATCAATACTACTCTTCGGACGGTGTCATCGACTTGCTCGATGCGCACACGGCTCTTGTGAATAAGGACATGGACACGCTTGTTGCTGAATTCCGTGACACCTCTGCACTTGAGGCAGAAGCTGAACTTGGTCGTATTATGCTGGAAGGCTACCTCCAGTGGATGGACGAAGAGGGTATTGACTCTAATCTTGATAAGATTTCCAACGAAGAAATTATCTCAATGCCATTGTTCAATGGCGAAGTAATTCTTCAGGGAAAACTGGATATGCGAGTTCGCCGTAAGAATGATGGCGTTCGTATGTTCCGCGATTTCAAGACCGTAGGTGGGTCGTTCTCTGACTTTGGAAGTCAAGCTCAGATGAACGAGCAAATCCTTACCTATATGCTTTTGGAACATGCTCAGAATACAGATCCGAGTGAACGTTCCGAAGGTGGTATCTTCACGCTGCTCAAGAAAGTAAAGCGTACGGCTAACGCACGTCCACCTTTCTACGAGCAAATTGAGGTACGACACAACGTGTTTACAATGCGAGCTTTTTGGCAACGTATTCATGGAGCAATTAGTGATCTCATTGGTGTCAAAAAGGCACTTGATGAGGGAGCTGACCCAAACTTCGTGGCTTACCCACGTCCTACAAAGGACTGCAAGTGGAAGTGTCAGTTTTACACGATTTGCCCACTAATCGACGACGGAAGCGCCGCCGAAGCAGCAATCAGTGAGATGTACGAGGTTTCTGACCCGTACGGTTACTACGGAAAAGATGAAGAGAAGAAGGGAAGTGAGTGATGTCTGAAGTACAGCGATCATTAACTCTTATGGTTTATGGCGAATCAAAAGTCGGTAAGTCGTCTTTTGCTGTCACAGCACCATATCCTCGTCTCATGCTTGACGTGGAGGGTGGCCACCGCTTCCTTCCAATCAACGTCAAGTACTGGGACCCCATGCGTGAGGAGCCGCCAATGGCGGACGGTACGTGGGACACAGTTGTAGTCCAGGTTCGTGACTATGACGTCGTTATGAAGGCATTTCAGTGGCTTCAGAGCGGTAAGCACCAGTTCAAGTCCTTGATTATTGACTCCATCTCGGAGCTCCAGGTCAAGTGCATGGACAACATCGCAGGTACGGAACAGATGAAAATGCAGCAGTGGGGCGAACTTCTTCGTCACATGGGTGCGCTTCTTCGGGACCTCCGCGACCTCACGATGCACCCCACTCAGCCTCTTGAGGCTGTAGTCTTGACGGCAATGGCACGTCGAGGACAGGATAACCGTATGCACCCCTATCTGCAGGGACAACTTGCAGTTCAGGCACCATACTTTTACGATGTTCTTGGGTACATTGCTATCGAGAACATCCAAAATCCCGACCCAACTGGTTTGCCTTACCGGGCACGCCGGATGTACGTAGAACGTACTGAAGAAGTTGAAGCCGGGGAGCGTGTTCAAGGACGACTTGGCTCGATTGTTGAGCAGGAAAACCTTGGAATTGAGCGTATGCTCGACATGATCTTCGGTACGCGTACCGAAACACCGAAGTCCTAGACTTCACCACCTCTAGATTAAGGAAACAAAAAAACATGAGTTCACTCAATTGGGCCGATTTGGTCAAAGACGCCGGCGAAGGTTCCGGTAGCTACGAGCCGCTTCCTGACGGCGACTACGACCTCAAGATTGTTGAGGCACCCGCAAAGACAACGAGCACTGGTAAGACCATGTTCGCAGTCAAGGCACAGGTTCAGACTGGACCTCACGCCAACCGTCTCATCTGGGACAACATCACCATCTCCCCTGAGAACAAGAACGCCCTTGGCATCTTCTTCTCAAAGATGGCTGCTTTGGGTATTCCTCGTGAGTTCTTCACGACCAACAATCCCAGCAACGCTCAGATTGAGGCAACCCTTCAGGGTCGTACCTTCCGTGCTCAGATTGCTTCGGAAGTCTACCAGGGAAACCGCAAGAACAAGATCAACCGCTACTACGTCACCGCTCCTGGTGCAACCGCTGCTCCTGTAGCTGCTGCACCTGTTGCGGAGGCATTTGTAGCCGCTCCTGCTCCTGCGCCAGCACCTGCACCTGCATATGCATCCCCTGTGGCTGCACCTGCACCAGTTGCTGCACCTGCAGTAGCTCCGTTCTAATACGGAAAAATGGGGGTGTCGTCTTCGGACGGCACCCCCCACATACAGAAAAGACAACATGGCTAAAATTTTTTTAACAGGGATGACTGCCCCTCAAGCGTCACGTCGTAATAACTCGCGCACACTTAGTTTTGCTGGAGTTCTTGACAAAGTTCTTACTGAAGCAGGACACGAAATAACTTGGGAAGACCCGACTTTTGAAATCTTTGACCATCACCTAGAAGAGTACGACTGCGTACTTGTAGGAGTTGGCCCTCTCACAAGTCTTGCTTCTAATCGAGTTTATGGTGCTCTTCGTATTATTGATATGTTGTGGAAAGATCCAAAACTTAAACTATTTATTGATGCTCCAGGAACTAATCAAATTCCTGTAAGCATTAAAGCACTCCAAACTAACCCTAAAAATTTAGTAAAAAGTTTCTACTCGTATAGAAAAGGTTTTGAGCACGTTGTGACAAACCAAGCTATGCAAGATAGACTTCGATCAGCAATTAATCGTTTAAACGATGAGCAGTGGCCTACTACTATATACCCAAGCCTCCCCTGGACATCGCAAGACAATGTGAAAAGCAGTCTTCCGTCCATTATTGGAGACAGCCTTGTCGGTGTAAATTTAGATTCACACTTAATTTCTAACGACCTTTTATTTGTTGAAAAGTCGGAAAAGTGGTGCGCTGACGACCTCAAACACCGGGAAACTAAGAAGCTTATTTCAATGCTTTCGCTTCCAATATCCCCTCTCCGTTGGTCCAAGGGGAATAATGATGTGCATGTTTTTGATCAAATTTCTAAGTCTGCATGTGCACTTGTTTCGGTTGTAAAAGGCGATAAAACTTGGTGGACATATCGCTACATACAGGCTCTAAACGCCTCTACGCCCGTATATACGGACTGGATTACTACATCACTAATTGGGCCAGCATGGTCTTATTTGGCTCCCACAATCGAAGCTATGCCCCCTGAGCAGCGTCTGAAGCTCTCTATTAGCCAAAAACTTGAATACCTAAACAGTATTCCTGAAAAACAAGAAGCACTAAACTCTCTGGAGAATTTGCTAAATCTCTCCAAGAAAGAAGGAAACTAATGGTAAGAAAAATTAATTATGAGTGGGTTAAGCAACAGTTTGCCGATGCAAAGGTACGAGTCGGCACTGGAAAAGCTGTACTAGCTCTTCTCAAGACATGGGAAGAGATTGACGTTCCAGAAGAGCAGTCTAAACAAATTTTGGATATTTTTAGCCAAGTAGGATTAGGCCACTCTCTTGTAGTAATTAATACAGAAGAAGTATGGGTCGATTCTCAAAGAGGTCAACTCAATGTGGGAGATATTGTTCGTGTTCGTCACGATGCTTTCTCAGACAGCACTGGCCAAATCCACAATGGACGTCGAGGGATTGTTGCCGCAATTCGTTCAGGAGACATCATCTTTAAATCTACTGATGAGAAAGACCCCTTCCTTGACGGTGTCCACTACCGCCCCGAAAGTCTACAGAAAAGAGTTCGATAATGCTTAGAGGAACGTTAACGCTCTCTTACACTGCAAATAGCATGAGTGATCTTATTAAAAAAGTACAAATTGCTATTTCAAATTTATACAACACTGAAGATTTAGTCGATCTTTCAAAATTTAATATTGAAGCTAATGTAAAAGAGTCTGATAGCACAGACTTCCTATATCATGGAGTTTTTTACGTAAAGCTTGTAAACATAGGTGAATTAGATAAATAGCCAAATTTTAAATATTTTATGATAAAATAGACCTTGAACGCATAAGGTCGTAATGGTAAAATATTCTAGAGCTGGTGAAAGCCTTTGGATTGAGTGGTCTGGTGAGGGATTTATTCCCGCCAGGCCCTCTTCTATTATATTTTTCACGCATGGTCATATTGACCTAGAAAATGAAATTGTAAGACGAGCTTTGGCATCGTCCCTACAGAGAGACGGCTCTGTTGACTCTCTAGGGGCTGCATTTAGATTGGCTGAGTCTGGGGTTGTCACAACAGGCTATTGCGGATTTATTGATGATGAAAGATATCTCTCCCTATGTGATGAGCGCGGTGAGACCTACTACGGAAACATAGTGGACAACATCCTTGAAGTAACGTGGGTAGAACTTAGTGAGTGAATGGGAACCAAGTAAAAATCAAGATTGGCAAATAGAAGGCGAGTGTGCTAAGAAAGAAAATAGGAGTGCCCAAGACTTCTTTTTTTCTGAAGACTCGAGAGAAAAATCTATTGCTAAAGGTATT